CAGGCTCTGGGGGCCGTTGTCGGTGTTCGGCACCGGCCACAGCGTCACGGACGGCCCGGCGGACCCAGTTGAGCGGGACGAGCTAATCAGGCGGTCAAACCAGAAGACAGTCGGGAAGCCCTGCTGCTCCTTGTTGGGGTAGCTGGCGTATTCCGTGCGGCTTACCGGCAGGATGATGCGGTCGATGTTGGCGCCGGAGTCGTCGTTCTGGACGTAGGCGTCCAAGATCGCGACCGTGTTTCCATCGACGGCGTAGGTGGCCTGATCGGTGACGAGCGCCGTCGTGACGAGGTCAACGGCCCAGAGGTTGACTCCCATGTTCGACCAGCGCGCGCAGAGCATGTTGGACGCCATGCGGGCGGCCTCCATGTGCTCCTGAAGCACGGCGGTATTCCTGATGCCGACGAGGTTGTACGCATAAAGCGTAAGCTCGCCTAAACCGGGATTGAACGCATAGGTGTCACTCGTCGCCATGGTGGCTCCTTAGACCGGGCCAGCCTGAACGATGCTTGCCGTGACCGCGCCGGTGCCGCTCGTGATGTTGATGCAGATGGCGCGGCAGGGAATGATGATGGCCCCGCCAGTCGAAGCCGTCAGGGCGCTGAAGCCCGTGGCGACGTACCATGTGGCCCCGGCGACGGTGTACCCGTCGGCGTTGGGGTCATCGAGCGAGTACTCAATGTTGAATGTGGGCGACCCGGACGTGACCTTGGCGCCAACGCCAATGTTGAACGGCGTCTGGAAGTCATCGACGACGCGGGCGCCGCTGCGGATTTGCGAACCTGTGGCGGTCGCGCTGATGCTACCGAGTTGCATGTTACTTCCCCTTGCTGCGGGCTGCCGCTGCGTTGTCGATCAGGTTGGGGTATGGGCGGCCAGCGGCGCGCGCACTAGCCTTGGCGGACTGAACCTTCTTTTTGCTCAGATGCTTTTCCTCGGCATCCTTGGGGGCTTTCTTTTCCCAGAAAGGCTTGTCCATGTCAGCAGTCCCACTTCCTGAGCGACTTGTTGATGCGGCTGTCCGGATCAGCAGCCTTTGCGGACCCGGTCAGCTTGCGCTTCATCCCGGTCATCCTAGCACAGAAGCTGTCCTTGCGCGACCCGCCCTCGGGCTGGGGACGCTTGATGTCGTGGCCCTCGGCCTTCAGCGATGCGCGGCCCTTGGCGTTCAGGCCGCCCTCGGGGTTCTTGCCTTCCTTGCGGGTCCATGCACCAGACATTGCAAGCTCCATAAAAACGCGGGGGACACGAATGCCCCCCGCAGAACCACCAAGCCGGGGGAGGACGACTTAGTAGTTCGCGCCCTTGCCACGGGGCGTGCCGCCCGAGGCAGAAGACATGACGCTGCCGCCGCTCTTGCGGGGCTTGCGACCGGCGTGGGCCTCGGACATGACGCCCTCGGCCTTCATGCCGACCTTGCCGCCCTTTTTGAATCCGCCCGTGGGCTTCATCATTTCAGAGGCCACAGTGCTGTTGCCGCCGGAGTAGGCGGTGTGCGACTTGGCTTCGCGAGTTCCAGACTTACCCTTCATGACGATCTCCTGTGACTTAGGCGTTCTCAGCCTGAACGTAACGGACGACAAGGTCGCCGACACCGGCTCCCGTGTTGGCGGACAGGGCGTAGACGATTACGTCGGTTGCGCCGGTGTTGGACCAGAGCGCCGTGCGAGTGGCGTCGGTGCCGGGAGTCAGGCCGTTGATGCCAATGGCAGCCACGGAACCCGCCGAGACAAGTTCAGTTGCAGTCGCGGAAGTGCCAAGGCTGATGGTTGAAGCCGCACCACTCCAAGCCACCGTCGCCAAGATTTGAATCTGGACAATGTGGCTGTAAGCGGGGATGACGATAGGCGTGGCGTAGGCCGTGGCCGTAGCTGCCTGCGTGATAGGCGCGATCTGTACCATCATAACGAAGCCAACATTCTTGACCGTACCGGCGGTGGTGCCGGTCGTGTTGAGAACATTGCCAGCCTTGATGGGGCCGGTAAATGTGGTGATGCTCATATGAGCCTCCTGCACGAGTTGTCGCGTTGTCTTGTGCAGCGTCCGCTAGGCCGGTCAACGCGACTGTGATCCTAGAGAAAAGGGCGGGACCGAAGCCCCGCCCCAGTGTTTTAGGTTGGGAAGGCTCCGAAGATAGAACGGAAGTTATAATAGCCAAACGAGTATCTCTCGTATCCTTTAACGAGAAGATTGTCTGTAGTGAAGTCGACTTGCATGTCTGTTTCAAACTTGATACGTTCCATATAGGAAAGGCCATCAATGTTAGTCAACAGGAACCATGCGCGGGCAGAGGTCAGATAGTCGTTGACCATGTAGCCCTCGGGCAGGCCGCCCGCAGTGCTCATGATCGCATTGACGTCATTGTCCGCAGTGCCGGGGCGCAGTTCAGTCTTCGTCAGGCGGATCGCCACCGGCTCAAGAGCGGGCGGGATAACCAGACGACGACCGCGAGCGAACACCTTCAGACCGGCCTGATCGCGGAAGTTCGTGCGGATGGCGATCATGCCAGCCAGCAGCGTGCTCTCGTTCAGGTCGTTCGTGGTGGAGTTCGAGATCGTGCCACCGTCGATGGGGTGATCAGTCGCCACGAGGGCCTTGCCGTCACCGCCGATGGACCCATTGTAGGTCGTCGCGGTGTTCAGCACGTTGGCGCCGTAGATTTCCTTGGTCTGCGCAAAGGACTGCGTCAGGCCGAGGTTCGACGGAGCGAACTGGCTCTTGTAGAGGTTGTCGTCGATGGCCTTGCGAGTGATCGCGTAGCCAAGGCCGATCTCGGTGTGCTCCTGATTGTACACGAAACGCTCGCCAGCGCCGTTGTCGAACGCGGTCTGGCCGCCTTCGGTCTTGAGCTGGGCGTAGCCAAGGAAGCGCATCTCAGCGGTGCGTTCCAGAGCCATTTTCGAGTCGTGCTTGGTGAAGATCTTGTCGTACTGCGACGGGATCTGCTCGTACTGACCTTCAACGCCCCGGAGGCCGGGGAGGAGAAGATCTTTAATCGCTGAAAGATTGACAGCCATTGATCCTACTCCTTGTTAGACGCCCGGAAGGGCCTTGGTCTGGACGAAGTTAAACGCCACGACAGCCTTCTGGTAAGCACCAGACTCCGTGCCGTTCACGCCGGGCGGGTCAGTAATGAGAGACACGACCTTGAACGGGAACGTGGTGTCAGTCGTGCCGAGGGTGGCAAGAAAGGCGCCCGAGATGCCGTTGGAGGTGTTGCCCGTGCCGATGTTGAACCCGACAGCGGAGTTCACATAGGACTGACTGACGCTGACGTTGCCGAACTGGGCGACGAACTTCGCGTTGGGGTCGTTGATGATGTAGCCGGTCACGACGTTGGCTGCGGCGACATCGCTGCCGGGCCAGTAGTTGGACCAGACGGTGCGCTTCTGCGACACCGACAGGTACTGGCAGCCGACGAAGACGCCCGCGATCTGGGTGTTGGCGGAGGCGCCAGTCGTGACGCCCACAACGACGTAGCCGTTGGCGTCGGGGTTTACGGGGTCACCAAAGTAGATGGCCGAAGCATTGTAGGCGATCTGGACCGCGACCTGCTCATAGGTCGGGGCGGAACCAGTGCCACTGTATTGCTGAAAACCGTTATAGGCGGCAGTGTTCGCCATGACGGGTTCTCCTTTTTACGGGAAAGCTCGTCATCTCGCACCGGGGAGACTCGGAAGCCGGGGGCAGCGAACCTCCCGCGCCGGGGGGAGGAGAGAACAGCAGGTGTTCCTGACGTTGCAGTATATATAAGATTGCAACAAAAGAAAAGGGGGCCGGTTAGGGCCCCCTTCTTTAGGCGGTGTTGGAGCGGGCGACAGGATTCGAACCTGCGACGAACAGCTTGGAAGGCTGACACTCTACCACTGAGTTACGCCCGCAGATTGACTACAGATCCTCGGGGATCGGCATGTCGAAGGTCTTCTTGATGCTGGGCGCCACGCGGTCCATCGTGCCGTCAGGCGTACCTGAGAGCTGCGACTCCTTGATGCGCACCTGCTCGCGGGCGCGGCGGTAATCAATGCGGCGCACCTCGTCGGAGATCTCCTTCGGGCGCTCCATGAGGATCATGCCCTTGCGCTCGATGCTGCCCTTCTCCCAGTTGGAGGGCATCCAAGTCGGGTGGCGGCTGGCGGGCACGGGCTCCCAGCCCTCGCGGGCAAGCTGCACCGTGTAGGCCGGATCTTCCTGATTCCAGATCGTGTGGCGCTTCCACTCGTAGACCCAGCCGTCCGGCACCATGCCCTTGGGGATGTAGAACTCGTCCGTGCCCTCGTCCATGCCGCCATTGTCGTCACGGATCTGGGCGGCGCGCGCTGCGGCGCGGGCGCGGGGGTCGTCTTCACGCAGTTCTGGCCTCATGGCGGGGCGCTCCAAGGTTGTAGACATTGCCGACTTCTCGGCGATTACACGTTGAAATTTGGCGTTCATTGCATCCGTCCCTCTTTCTTGAGGAGCATCTTGTTGCGGGCATATTCTTTCTCCGTCATGCCCAAGTCGCGCGCCGTCTCGATCTCGTCCCGGGTGAGGCGGACCTCGTTGGGGCGGGAGCCTGTCCCGCCGCCGCCGCGCGAGACGGGGGCTGCGGGGGGCGCCGAGCGGCGCTGTGTAACCTTGGCGGCGCCCGAGGTGGGGTCGTCGTCATAGTCCGTGTTGACGCGCTTGCTGATCTTCAGCGTGTCCTCGATCTGGCCGAAGTAATCGTCCGTGTCGGGCTGGTATCCGTCCGCCACGGCGATGTTGTGGGCCGCCACCATCTTCTGGTACATGCGCGGGTCAGTCACGCACTGCGGATTGCGGCGCACCCAGTCCGCCGAGCGGGGAGAAAGCTGGGACGCCAAATCTTCCACGGGGTCTGCGCGGCGCACAGGCTCCTGCGGAGTGATCTTGGGCGCGTTTTCCATGTGGGACCGGCCCCGCTCCAGCTCCATGAGCTTGGCAGAGTTCATCCCCATGGTCTCTTGGATCTCGGCGGCCTTGGTGTAGTCGCCGACCGACATGGCCTCGCTGTAATTGTACTTGAGGATGTCGTTATTGCGCTTCACCGTGTCGATGGCGTTGCGCACGAGCTGCAAGTTGGTGTCCTGCACCTCGTTTTTGGCCTCGGCGGCGGAGTTGTGCGCCGCCCGGGCCTGCTTTTCGGCCTCAATACGGGCCGCTCGCTCCTGTTCAAGCTTCATTTTGAGTTCTTGAATGCCCTCTTGGGGTTCAATCTGCTCTTTTGAAGCGTTTTTAGGCGGATTTTCGACTTCTACGACCTCAATCTCGTCGTTCGCGTCGTCTTCGACCTTGTTTTCGGTGTCTGACATGGGATTTTCCTCAGTAGACGTTGTCGGGGTGCGGAATGCGGGCGCGGATCGCCGTGTCGTTGAACATCCGGCACAGGACGCCGTTGATGGTAACATCCCACCCGTCGCTGGGGCGGAAGACGATCCAGTCTCCGGCCTTCAGGTCAAGGTTGGAGAACCATTTCCCACCCTCATCGACAAATGCGGAGGGCCCTGTCTTGATGACCAACCCTACCTTGGACTGGTAGCGGTCCTCGTCGAGGGTTTTTGCCGCTATAAAAATGCCGCCCATGGTTTTTTCGGGGCGGATGTAGACGGCGACAAGCACCTGAGTATTCAGAAGCTCGACCCCGGAGATGTCGCCAAGCTCCTTGAGCAGAACGTCCTTTGGATTAACCTCGTGAAGCATTGCGATGTTGTGGTGTGCGGATACGTTGGACATGTAGACCCCCTCCTTTACTGGCCGCGCTCCTCGCGGTTACAGACCGTCGCCGCCTCGTCGCACATCTCAAGAGCCATGCGGAGGCCGGTGATTATTCCTACTTGGTGTTTGTAAGTTGGGAAATCAATCGTTGCCAAGCCTGTGGACAGGTTGTCTTTCCGGTCTTCCACGGCGGATGCGATTAATTTCTTCAGTTCGCGCTCGAAAAGCGTGTTCAGCGTAAGCATAGACCCCTCTTTGCTCCCCCTCGATGTGGTTGGGACGGCTGGCAGAGGGGGTCAAACCAGCCGTCCCTTTATCCGCAGGCAGTACCGAGCTGCCCGCGAACTCTTTACGCCTTGCGCTTCTGGATCTCGGTCTTCTCAAGGCGACCAAGGCCAGAACCGGCGCCTGCATCCATATCTTTGTAGGTGCGGTAGACCTTGCCACCGGCCTTGCGGCCCATTGCAGGGAGGCCAGCGGGCCCAGCGGGACCGGCGGGGCCGGGCATCGGCATCGGCATGGGCATCGGGGCAGCGCCGCCAGCGGGGGGCATACCCATGGGCACGGGAATGCCGCCAGCGGGGCGGGGAGGCATGGGAGGCATGCCGGGCGCGGCACCCATCTGATCGTCCGGCTTGGCGCCCGGGTTGATCACGATGTTGATGTTAGTCTTGCCCTTGCTGCCCTTCTTGGGGGCGCTCAGGCCGCCGCCGCCAAACTTGGCGGTGCGGGCCTCGGGCTTCACCATCTTCTTGATGAGCGCCTTGTCTTCGGCCACGTCCTCGTGCTTGATCGCGCCGCCACGTTTGACGTAGGGCGAGCCGGAGGTGCCAGCGCCAAAGTTCATGGCGTTCCTCTGGACAATGCTCTTCGGGTCGGGGCCCATGATGGGGACGGGAGTTGTCCCACCGTAGGGGGCAAGTTCGCCGCCGCGCTCCTTGTTCACGGCCTTGCCGCGAGTGGGCTTGGACGCCGCGTCCTGCTTCTTCTCAAGGGCAACCTGCTCGGAGGTACTCATGCCCTTCTTGCCAGCAGGCATCTCCATGGGGCCGTAATTGACGTTGCCGCCAGCCTTGCGCTTGGCGCGGCCACCGGACTTGCGGTCCTCAGTCATGCCACGGGGCTCTTCTATATTTGCAGGCCCGTATGTGTTCTCAGTCTCACCCATGCGCGTCCTTACGGCACCTTCACCCGTGCGCGACCCCGTGTCGTAGTTGGGACGGCGCTGCGGCATCGGGGGCGCGGGCTTGCTGGGCGTCTTGGTGACGGCGCCTGCGCCCGTGCGGGAGCCGGTGTCGTAGTCGGCGACCTTGCCGCCTTCCTCGCGCTTGGCCTTGCCGCCCTTCTTCATGCCCATGGTCGGCCCGAGGACGTTCCTGATGTAGGCCTGAGGGTTCATGGAGTTCTTCAGCATGTCGGTGGGGCCGCCACCCATGGCCTTGCCGGTGCGGCCACCCTTCTTGTAGCTCTCGCCGCTCAGGCCGCTGAGAAGCTTGTCCTTCATCTTCATGGCCTCATCAGAGGCAAGATCGCCAGCGACACGGTCGCCAAGGGTGCGGAGAAAACCGCCCTCGCCCTTCTTGATCTTGCCACCCTTCTTCATGCCGCCGATGTGCTTCTTGCCCTCGCGGCCCTCGTTCGCTTCCTTCTGGTCGCGGTTGATGAGGCTGTCGGCAGTGATGGCGCGGCCACCAGACTTGCGGGGCTTGCGGCCCGCGTGGGTCTCCATCTTCTCGCCAGCGATCTTGCCGCCGCGCTTGAAGCCCTGCTTGGAAATCGGGCGCATGCCCGTCTTCACGTCCGCGTCCATGGGATCGCCGGGCGTCCAGTTGGAGCTGTCTACCTTCTGGTCCTTCTCACCGGCGAGGCGCTTGGCCTTGCCGCGCATGGCCTCACGGGCCTTTTTTGCCATCTCATACATGATTTCTCTCCTTGGAGCCCGGCGTCCCGGTTGTCACAGTGACGGGTCGAGTATACACTGAAACTGTATTCATTAAACGCCCCCTATGGAGATCCAAGATGGACGACCGTCCCTTGTCTAAAAAGCAGCTCAAAGAGCAGCTCAAGCTTTTAGACCCCCGCAACCAACTCGCCCTCATTGAAGACGATGGAGAATATCTCCAAGTCCAATTCGTCCGCAAAAACGGCGAGGTCGTGATTGGCATGTACAAACGCTGGGGATGGGCTTTGCCGCCGCAGAAGGTGGCGGCAAAGATCAACAAGCTCATTGCTGCGCCCCCGAAGCGGATGTACCGTTGAGCATTTGATCGCCCAGACCAAGCGCGGCAAGAACCGGAAGGAACTCTTTCTTTCGATAGGCTTCTTGCAATCCCTTCAACCCCTTGTCGCGCATGATCGAAAGCATGTTCAGGAAATCGGGGCGAACCCGGTTCCCCTTTGCATTCTGCGAGGCATACATGTCATGGAGATCACCGGCGGCGCGGCGCAGTTCGACGTTGTCGAGCCTGCCGAACTCTTCCGGCGTTAGCTTGTCAAGAGATGACGTAAGCCTTTTCGCGACAGCTTGCGAACCTTCCGGTTGTGCAAATGCAGACGAAAGATCAACGTAGGATTTTTTGCCAGCGATGTTCGTGACAGGGATAGCCTCGGTCGCGCCAGCCAGCCCTTTCATCCAGTCGCGATCTGCTTGCGTAAATGGTTCCATCTTGCCAGACCGGAGTATATCTTCCTTTGACTGCCAAGTGGGGAACGCACTGAGGGTGCGCCCTGTGTCGGCTATGGCAAGAGGCTCCGTGTTCAACGCCCCAAGCATGCCGAAGCGCGCTTGCTGATCACCGGCATCAACTTTCTTGGGGAAAGTGAATGCTGTTCCTCCGCCTTTAGGATCTCCGATCAGCGCGTGATGAGGTGTCCCAAGTTGGGCAGTCATGGCACCACGAAGGGTGCTGGCCACTTCAAGAGCGCGCTCGACCGCCGGGTCTACGATCTTCTGCCCTCTCTTGTTAAGGGTCACCGGCGCCTCAACGGAAGCGGTGTAGCCGCGCCCAACTTCCAGCGGAGGGCGGTAACCAACAAATTCTGTTGCTTTTTTTTGCATATTTGAAAGATTTGCTGGCAAGTCAGGACGCCATACTTCAGTAGAGGGAACTGTGGAAACGGGGTTTAGGCCAAGGTTCTTATGGAGGATGTCCATGCCAGTTGGATCTTGGAAGACGTTTGACACACGACTGGAGAAGTTAGCGCGCGACCCAGCAGGGGCGTCAATCAAGTTTTCAGCCACTCCGGTGCCGCGACCGGGGATGCCGCTCGTTGTGACATTGGCAAAAGTGCTCGGCTGATTTGGGTTGTAACCGGGGAACAGAGAGCGGGACTCACGCTGGCGGCGCTCGCGCAAATTACCAAGGGTGTCTGCCGTTTTCTCAAGATTGGCGACATCAGATGCGGTCATTTCGGGAAGCTGGCGCGGGAAATTGAAGGGTTGCATTTTCTCCAATTGTTCGCCACGACCCATTTGCTGAATTATGTTGGCATATCGAGGATCGTTACGCAGGAGCGTTGAGAAGTCAGGCGTCCCACGGATCAAATCAGGCGTCAACAAACCGCGCTGCAAGAATTCGCGGGGGTGCATGCCCGCCTTGGTTGCGCCTTCCATCAACGGCATGGCGACGGACCAAATGGTCTCCTGAGCCTCGCTGGGGAGCATCCTCGCCATCTGACCGCCTTCGCGCTGGCGGGCGCTTAAAGCAAGATAGCCGGGCGAATAGCCGGGGTTACCAGCCGCCAATTGTTGGGCGGTTGGGCTGACGCGGAGAAGGCCTTGGTCAATGTTCGTGGCGTTTGAGATCCACGCATCATTGGTAACGCGATAAACGTCATCCGCAAGATTGCGGAAGAAGCTGTTTACCTTTGGGCCGGAGAGAGTAATGGCGCGCGGATCAGGCGTAGAAAGAGCGCGAACTGAATTGTTCACCCATGCTTCAAGAACGCTTTCTTCGCCTTTCCCACCTTGAACACTGGCGCCCATGACGCGCTTGATGGCAGCGGGGTCTGTTGGGCGACCGGCGGCCTCCCAGTTTTTCCAGATGTTGAGCGTATTGAGGAGGTTGCTTTCGACGCTGGTTTGAGGAGACGTGGCGGCGAGGAGGGCGGAGAAGCGAGGCGCGTCTTGAGGCCCAAAGACATCCATGAGCGCCTGAGTGCTGCCGCGATACCATCCCTGCTTAGGTGCCCCAGCCTTAGCAAGGGACGCCATTTGTTCGGATTGTGGGATGACCTCAAGCAGGCGCATCATTGGCTCAATTTGCCGAGGGTTAGCAATAACGCCTTTAAGTTCTTCAGGCAGCAAGAACCGCGAAGCTTGAGCAAACTCAGGGCTTTGAGCGCGCAAGGAGGTCAACGTGTCCATTTCCATTGGATTCAAGGCGCGCTCTTGCATAGCCTTGATCTCAAGTCCCGTCTGACCCCGGATGGGCGCTTCCTTCGGAGCAAAGGCGCCAGTCATGCCAGAAACAACATCGCTAGGCGCCGCTTCGCCGCGCGCGATTTCCAAAGCGCGCACGGATGGCGGAAGCTGCGGGAAAGCGGCACCAGAAACTTCGGCTGTTGGATTGATTACCGGAGGTTTTGCCCCCATAGCAGAAACAATGCCTTCCGCCGGGCGCGCACCAGTCCTTGCCGCTTGAACAACGCGCGCAGCAGAAATACCAAGAGGCGCCCCCACTACGTTGCCAATAAAGTCAGGTACTCCCGGCATTGCAGGACGGATGCTATCAACAGATGGATCGTAATACATTGGCAGCATGCCGGGCTGCTTGATCAGCGGGAGCGTATTGCCGCTGGCGTCAACGGCATACGGCCCGGCATCGCCAGACTTCCACTCAACGGCGGTAGCAGGCGTCATGTAACCTTGCGGGGCTTCAAGAGCATCGCCGGGATAGTTCGTGGGGGTGGTGAGTTCCTGAATGCGCGCCCTACGCTCTGCAATGTTTGCAGGCCCGTATGTGTCCTCATCTCGCGTCATGGCCGCGCCAGCATTTGCAGACTCAAGGCGGTTATCGCGATAGATCGTCAGCGGGCGGTGTTCGGTCTGCATTGCATTATCCGCAGGATCAACATAGCTTCCGTCCTCGCCAGCGAAGTGGCGGCGCGCGTCATGCAAAGCGCGGGCGACGATGTCATCGTGGTTCATGTGCTCGTCTCCATGTATTTCACCGCCCTCGGCGCGGCCCATGCGCTTCGCCATCGCCGTATCAGCCCACTGGCGAAGGTCGCTCATGGTCCACTGGGCGTAGGGCTTGCCGTTGAACCGCATGTTGGCATTGGCCGACACCGTTTTCGGGAAGACCTGCGCGACAGTCGCGTTATCCGGCGCGGTGTACGCCCTTACGGCGCCGCCCGGTCCTTGGAACCAGCTCAGGTAGGCAGAGCCCGGCGTCAGGGGGACGCCAGCCTTTGACAACCTTGGGGCGATGTCGTTTGCCAGATGATAGTTTGCGGCGGCATGCTGGAGGTCAACAGTATCGGCGCTGGTCTTCAGCCCGCGAAGCTGCCGGTCGCTGTAAGCGCCAAACCGCTCGGGGTCCATCCGGCGCAAAGTATTGCCCCATGTGCTGTTGAGGAACTGGTAGAGGCCGCCAGCGGAAGAATAGGGATTCTGCGCTGTCGGCTTGTTGCGGCTTTCGTTGGCGCGGATCGCCGCCAGTATCTGCGCATTGGTGGCGCTGGGCTCTTCTCCCTGCGGCGCGCGGGCCGTCAGCTTGCTGGTTGCCTGATCAATCGCCGCAGCGGCGGGGGCCGCTGGCGCCTCGGGACTGTAGGCGATGGGCCGAATAGCAGGCGCCGGAGACGCAATGACGGGCGCCTTGGGCATCACTCCGAGGTCTTGGGGCGTAATCGGCGTAAATGCTTGCGGAGGCGGCACCGCAAGGTCTTCGACGCTGACCGGCGTGAATGCCTGAGCCGGGGGCGGCGCAAGCTCCGTCGCCTTGACGATGCCCGGGCGCGGGGCCGTCAAAGGAGCGCGGTCAGGCACCGAGCTTGTCATGGGCGCCTGAGCCTGCTGCGCCATGCGCATGGCCCTGTCGGCCTTGAAGAAGTCGGCGTTGGTCTCGTCTTGGGTCGGCATGTTGGCGAAGGACGCCTCCTTGCCCGTGGACAGGTAGTCGGGGCCGGAGAACATGCCGCGCAGGCTGTCGAGGAAACCGCCCTCATCAAAGTGTTGGCGGAGCAGATGCAGGGCGGCATCGACGTGGCCGCCGTCGGCGAAACGCTTCTCATAGGAAACGCCATGGTGCGTCATGGGTGCGCCGCGAAGAGGCAGATAGCCGCCCTGCACTGACAACTCACCGCCAAAAGCTGGAACGCTTGCCCTGCCGGTGGCACTTGGCATCACGCTCATGGCGCCAAGGGTGTCGGGGCCAAGGCTTTGACGAGCGGCACTAAAAGAAACCGGGAGCCTCTCGTCTATTTGGGGGCGAGAAAGCGCGGCCTCTGACAGGCGCGAGCTAGAAAACTGCTCGGGATATGCTTCGGCGAGACGGCCCATGAGGGCTTCGTAGGCGGCGTCATCCATCTTACGACTCCGTCAGGGGCTGCTCGTTGCTCTCAAGGCGCTGGATCATGCCGGGGTCCAGCAGGCTCTGCACCGCCTGCTCCGCGCCGGGCACGGTCGCGATGGTCTCGGCCAGCTTCACGGCGGCCAGACGCTCGCGGCTCTCGCGGTCGCGCTTGCGGTTGATCGCGTCCATCATTGAGTCCTTCTCGTCCATCTGCATTTCCTGCTGACGGGCCTGCAACTCCGCCATCTTAATCTGGTCCTCGATGGTGGGGCCTTGGGCGCCCTGAGCGCCTTGGCTCTCCTGCATCTTTGCCGCAACCTCTTGCTGCTTGACGCCGACCATCGCCGTCTTGGCGTCTGCCTCCTGCTTCTTGATCTGCACCATCGCCTGAGCGTACTGAACCTCCGGCGGGGGCTTATTCTGGAGCGAGGAGGGCGGCACCATGAATTGGGACGGGTTGCTCCAGCCCATCGCCTGCAAGGCGGCGGTGTCGATGGCGATGGGGTCGTAGAGCGACGGGTTGCCCTGCTGGAGCTGCTTCAGGCCCATGATCTTCATCATGCGCTGGCTGTGGC